TAACCATCAAACGCAATCGGCATGGGCATCATCTGCGCACGCTCTTGCTCGAGCATCTCCAGGAACTCCCTGTATTCGGGATGACGCAGCTCTGCCCACAGTGAGCGGCAGCGCTCCCCAAGCCAGGTCCATGGCGCCCATGGTGACAGATGAGGCGCCGTCTTCTGGATGGCTGCGATACAGGTGGTAAGCCACCCGTCTGCCCAGCCGGTCAAATTCGATGCCGGCGCGAATCTGGTTGCCGTTATCGGCAAGGGTGTTCATCGTCACCGGCAGATGCTCGGGCTCCAGTACCTGCAACTGCATGGCGACCGGCAAGTCATCTTCCGGGCGACGGTAGCGGATGCGCACCAAAGCCTCACCGCCTTCGAGCATGGCGCGGCAGGCCAGCGCCTGGAGACCGTAAAAGTCGGTCAGCCCTGCGGCATCCGCCGTTTCCGTCCAGTCGCGCCAGAGCGCTTGGATGCGCTCGCGCAGCGCGGGATCGATGACCATGGATTGCGGCTTGATGCCGGTACCGATGGCGTTGGCGGCATAAGATTCCAGGGCGGCATTGGCCCAGGCATTACGCCGCACCAGATCGCGGCTCTTGGCGCGCAGCTCGTTCTGGGTGGTGAGCAGCGCTGCAATGGCACCGGGGTTGCCGACCGACCACGCGATGGCACGTCGCCCCGCTCCGATGCCATCGTAAATAGGCGAGCTACCAGATGAGCTTCCAAGCAATCGGCGCTGGATGGTTTTTAACCAGCCCATTACAGACCCTTCGCCGTATTCACGCGGATCTGGCGTGACTTGGGATTGCCGTCTTGCTGAGCCAACGCCGATTCGACTTCAGCGAGTGCGGCTTTGAGATCAGACACCGAGCGGTACTCGATGCTTTTGCCGTCATAGCTGACGCGGTGCTCGCCACTGGCCAATGCTTCGCGCAGGGCTTGGGCGTGTTCTTCTGTATAAGTAGTCATCAAGTCATCCAGCGGCTGCGCACGACTCTGCGTGCAGGTTTTTCGGTTGTAGAAGCCTTGATGCCGCCGCCGAATTTGAGTCGGTAAGCGGTCTCGGCTGTTTCGTTGGTATGGGTTGTCGGTATGTCTGGCGGGGCTGATGTCGGCCTGCCGCCCAGTTGTTTTTCTAATTCGCGCCAATGCCGTTCTTCGAAGCGATCAAGTCCGGCAGCCGCTGCCGCCGCTCTGGCGTACACATAGCAGTCCAGCGCCTCATTCCTCTCACGCATCTTTTGCCACTCGCGCTGGGCAAAACCATTACGGTCGCGCCGGGTGATCAACTGCTCGGCGCAAAGTTGCTGCAGAAATTCGCTATCGACCTTGGGCAAATGCACAAACCCGGTCGGAAACATGGGCGTGGTGCCGTCGCTTTCGACATCGGATCCCTTGCGCAGGTTGTTGTACAACTCCAGTTTGGCAATCGAGCCCACCACCGTGAACACCTTCACTCCTCGGCGAAGGCGTTTGCCGTTGACCGTGGCATCCACTGCCGTCGGCGTTCCCACCAGCGCAGCACCCCGGGCCACGCCCTTGATGGCCATCAGACGGGGATCGTGGCAAGAGCGCACAAAGGCATACGCCTCCTGGGTGGCGTAGCCCGTATCCAGGGCAAGCCGCGCCAGCGGTACCAGTGCGCCAGATGCATGGGTCCAGGACTCACCCAGCAGACTGGCCAGCCCTGTCCAAACATCGGCGCGTGCCGTGTCGCCCATGATCACTCTGTGCTCCACCAACCAGGATTCCACCGCGCCCAAACGCCCAGATGGAAACTTCGATGCGATCTTTCTGCACGTCAGCACCGCCCACCAGCAGCATTGCACCCATGGGAATAGTGCCAACGGCGAAATCTTCCCGACGCTCCAGCAATCGCTGCCAGTCCGGTGCCTCGCCTTCTTCGACCCAGGTTTCACCCAATTCGGTGTTCTTGAAAGTCTTGATGGCCCCGGTGGAGCCCGTCTCTTTGCTAATCGCACTTTCCCACGCAGCAGCAATCTCTTTCCAACTGCGCCAACCGACCGGGCTGTACAGGCTTGACAGATGGAATCCCACCGTCTTACCCGTGTTCTGCGGCGCTGTTGCCTGCCAGCGGCCGTTTTCTAGCATCCAGCTTTTATGGTGCTCAGGGATGGGCTGCTCACAGGATTCACAGACATAAGCCGCCGTCTCAGGTTTCGAGCCCTGTGGCCCACGCTGCCAGCGTAACTGCTCGAACCGCAGCCACTGGCGGTGGTTGCAATGCGGACACGGTACGAAGTAACGACGCTGATCCGATGCTTCGTACTCGCGCTCAATCGCCGACACACCCGAGATCGTTGGGGTCGACACAATTAATATCTTGCGCCGGGAGAAGGTTCGCGTTCTGGCTTCGGCCAGCGAGATCGCATCGCCTTCGCCGTCAACATCCAGCGGGTAGCCGTCAACCTCATCCAAAAACAGGTAGCGAACCGGCATCGAACGCAAGCCCACTGCAGAATTGGCTCCGGTCATCACCAGCACGCCACCCCTGAATTCTTTGGCCAGGATGGTGTTGCCCGCGTCCCGACTGCGTGCCGGTGCGATCAGTTCGGCCAGCACCGGTGACTCTTCGATCAGCGGGTCAATGCGCTGCTTGGAATTGCGTTTGGCCATGTCCACCGTGGGCGACACTGCCATCATGGGGCCCGGTGCGTGGTGGATCACATAGCCGATCCAGTTGTTACCCATTTCCGTGGCCCCAAGCTGCGCCGCCTTCATGAACACCACCCGTTCCACCGGCGAGGCAGGAGACAAGCAGTCCATGATGTCTTTGAGGTAGGGCGTGCGGCTGGTGCGCCAGCGACCCGGTTCTGCCGACGCTTTAGAGGACAGCATGCGGTGCCGGTCTGACCACTCGGATACCGACAACAGCGGGTCGGGTGTCATGCCTTCGCGCCAGGCGCGGTCAATCTCAACGGCACCTTCGTAATGATCAGTCGTACTTGATTGCATTTCAGTCCACTCGTGGTCGCAGGTCGCCGAGCTCCTGCAGGTGATCCCGTACAGCGTTCTCTAGTGCGACATGCATCGGATGAGGCTCGATGCCTAACTTGACCGCCATCTCCGCCGATACGCGTGCGGGCCAGTTCAGCCATGCATCACGCTCGCTCCTCGCCAACTTGAATACGTGGGCGATGGCCTGTGGTCGATCAACCAGTTCGCCTTTGAGCCTGGCCAGGCGCACCTTGTTGGTTTGCGCTTTGACTACTTCATTGACCGTGCGCGCCTGTAAGAGCGATGTACCACCGCCACCTGAACTGCTGCTGCCTTGACTTGCTGATGCGCCAGCACCACTCGAATCGTCTGACGCTTTGGAGGCTGCGCCACTACTTTGTGCATCGCTGTGCGGGATGTTGACCGTCGTGGCACGCTGCTTTGTTCCCTGCTTGGGTGAGTCGGTATTGCGTGCCCACTCCAGGTCGGCCCGGGTTGCGTCGACAGTGCCATCAGGCTCGGGCGTAACTCGTCCGCTTCGGATGGCCTTATGGACGGCGGTGTCTGTGACCCCGCGATGACGGGCGTAGGCGCGAATCGATAGTCCCATTGGGTTGGCGTGTGGTCTTCATGAAAGATGCGGCTTTGCGTCGGTGGCATCAGGCAGAGATGAAAATTTGCATGTCTGGGGTTGATTGGACCTTCGGCAAATTAGCCGGAAGTTGGGGTGTGGGTTTGAAGCAAATAAAGATTCAAAAAATGTTCGCAATTGACTTGGCTTCGCAAGCAAACAGCGCGTTACTAGAGGCATCGCAACCAACACAGAAAAGGACAACCCCATGACCACCATCGACAGCATCCTCGCCCAGATCGCCCGCCGCCACCTCAGCATCGAAACCCTGGAGACCCGCAACGCAGACGGGCTGGACTTTTATGACACCGCCGTCTGGTGTGTGCGTGACGCATTGGAAGCTGCATTTAAAGCAGGCGTTGAACTGGGCGCATCCATGCCCAAGCCGACAGAGTCAGAGATTGCCAACACATAAGCAAACACCGCAAGCCAAGCAAAAACTGCTTGGCTTGTCCTGCAAACAGCGCGTTCATTGCATCACCCCAACCACCAACCCAAGGAAAAATCATGACCACTATCCAACTCACCGCAACCCAAACCCAAGTCCTGCAACATGCGCTGGATCACAACGACGGGCGCATCGACTGGTTCCCCGAGAGCGTCAAGGGCGGCGCGCGCAAGAAGGTACTCGACGGCCTGTTCAATCGCGCACTGATCACCCCGTCGGGCGACGACTGGGTAGTCGCTGCCGAAGGCTACGACGCCCTTGGCTGCGCCCGGCCAGGTGCTGCGCCTGTCACACCAATCCCTGACATCGAGGCCGACGTGGCCGCAGCCGAGGCCTCCTGGGCGCACCCGCAAGAGGTCGAACCCGCAACGGTGGCAACAACAGTGACTGTGGTGGCCACAGAGCAGAAGACCCGCACCCGCGAGCACAGCAAGCAGGCCACCGTGATCAGCATGCTCAAACGCCCCGAGGGCGCAACCATTGCGCAGATCTGCGAGGCAACCAGCTGGCAAGCACACACCGTGCGCGGCACCTTTGCCGGAGCGTTCAAAAAGAAACTGGGTCTGACCATCACATCAGACAAAACAGAAGGCGGCGCACGCATCTACCGGGTTGCATGACAAAAATGATTCAAGAAAGAAGCCAAAAATGCTTGGCTTCTGGTTGGTACAGCGCGTTCATAGAGGTGTCGCGATTGACGACGCATTTACAAGGAAAAAACATGACCCACATGACCATCACCATTGAACGCACCCCTCGCACCCTTGAGTTACACGGCGGAGCCATCGAAGTGATCGAACTCGGAGTGCAGCTCCCCTTTGCCCGCAAGCCTGCCGATTTGAATGAAGTGGGAGGCTACGGTCAGCAAAAAATATTCATCATCGAAACCCGGGAGATGAGCCCTGCAGAGTTTGACGGTTTCGCCGCCACACTGCTCAAGTCGCGCGACTGGCTCAAGGGCAAGGGCGGCGGCGCATATGGCGGCTACCTCTGCGTCGAGATCAGCGCACCGGGTCGCCCCTACCTCTACATCAACCCCGAAGGTAGCGACTACGCCCGCTACGTGGCCAGACTGGGCTGATAAAAAAAGATTGAAAATAAGCCAGGAAATGCTTGGCTTCTCTCTCAAACAGCGCGTTACTACGGGTGTCGCAACAACAAACCAACCGGAGTCCAAAATGAACAAAACCGCACTCACCATCCCCGCCACCACCAACGAATCATGGGGCTTTTGGGGCACCATGAACGAGAAGGCTCAATCAGCCTGGCCCTTGGCGATGAACGCAGTCGCAGATGCCACCGGCCAATCGCTTGAGTCGGTCCAGACTTTTCTGGACAGCCGCCACGGACGCCACTTTGCAGACGACGTCAACAACGCACTGTTTTTGGGCACCAATCTGCAAGACGCCATCAAACAGGCCACGCAACGCTGGATGGGCTGGACCATCAGCCGCCAAACCAGCAAGGGATACGGCATCCCCAAGGGCCTGCCATACCTCACCGGGTTTGTGATTCATTGTGCCATATGCGAAGAAATCGCCGCCTGAATTAACGCTGAGCCTGAATTGTCCACAGGGTTTCAAACACCCTGCGCAACAAGAAACTACGCACCAGCGACACGCCGGTGAACACCAGACCCATCATCAGGTTCTGGTTCAGGCTGGCATGCAAGCCAAACAGCGGAAACACCAGCATCTGCGTGACCACGGCCACGCCGTAGCCAACCACCACGTTGGCAATCGACTCCACCAACGACATCCAGCGGGACTGTTTCAAGATGCAGTCGCCACGGCTTGTGGCTCTGCCGCCAGAGTTGCTCCGGCACAGTCGTCGAATAATTTTCCATCAGACTCACGGGTGGCTTGTTTGCCAGTCCAGTCCTGCCAGCGGCGCACGATCACGTCCACGTACTTCGGGTCGAGTTCAATCATGCGCGCCAAGCGCTGGGTTTTTTCGGCAGCGATCACGGTGGTGCCGGAGCCGCCAAAGGGATCCATCACCGTGTCGCCAGGCTTGCTGGAGTTGCGCATGGCTCGCTCCACCAGTTCCACTGGCTTCATGGTCGGGTGCAAATCGTTCTTGTGGGGCTTCTTGATCTGCCAGACATCACTCTGGTCGCGGTCACCACACCAGTGGTGTTTGCCACCCTCGGCCCAGCCGTACAGAATCGGCTCGTACTGGCGCTGGTAGTCAGAGCGCCCCATGGTGAAGGTGTTCTTGGCCCAGATGATAAAAGTTGACCACTTGCCACCAGCATCCCGAAATGCTTTTTGCAGCACGTCGAGTTCGCTGGAGGACATGGCGATGTAGATAGCACCATCGCAGCGCTGCACGGTCGGTATCAGCGCGGCCAACAAAAAGTCGTAAAACCCCGCCCCCAGGTTGTCGTTGAGGATCGGACGATCTTTGCCACGCATCTTGTCTTTGGCGCTGTTGGCGTAATCGACGTTGTAGGGCGGGTCCATGAAAACCATGTCGACGTTTTCTTCTCCAAGCAACTGTGCGTAGCACTGCGCATCGGTCGAGTCACCGCAGAGCACGCGGTGGCCACCAAGCTGCCACACGTCGCCAGGGCGCGAGATCGCGGCATCTAGCAGCTCGGGTGCCATGTCGTCATCCGTTTGGCCTGACGCGCCACCGTCCTCACCCTCGAACAGATCGGCCAGTGCGTCCACGTCAAAGCCGGTGAGCGACAGATCGAAATCATCATCGCGCAGTGCATCGAGCTCCACCCGCAACATGGCTTCGTCCCAACCGGCGTTCTCAGCAATTCGGTTGTCGGCAATGACCAGGGCCCGGCGCTGGGTTGGCGTGAGGTAATCGAGCACGATGACAGGAACGACATCTAGCCCAAGTTTGCGGGCAGCAGCCAGCCGTCCATGACCAGCGACGATGACGGCTTCCTTGTCAACCAGAATTGGATTGGTGAAACCAAACTCCACCATGCTGGCAGCGATCTGAGCAATTTGCGCCTCAGAGTGCGTGCGCGGATTACGGGCATAGGGTAATAGCCGATTCAGCGGCCAGCGCTCGATGTGGGTTGCCAGCATAGGATCAGACATGGCGCAGCCCCTCGCGATAGAGGGTGCGACCTGCCACCAGCGTTGCCGTCAGCAACTTGGTCGAGTCGCCAGGCTGCGCCAAGCTCAAGTGCGCCCAGCGCCCATACTCATGAATAATTTCTGCGCAAGGCAGCTTGAGCCGCTTGACCGCCTCGCAGACTGCCAGCGTCGCCATGCCTGGCAGCACGATGTCGGCAGCACGCCCTTGCATGTGCAAGCTATGCAGACTGCCACCTACGGCGCGGTTGAGTTCGGGTGAGCGGTAGCCGGATGTGACAACAATGGGGCTGCCAAGATGGGCGCGCAGCGGTTCCAGAACGGTCTGGCACAGTGCGCGTAGCTGCAGGATGGCGGCGTCAGATGGTTGGTTGGCGATCCCCCGTCGAGCGGCGGTCTCAGAGACGAGGAATTCGTCGAGGTAAAAGTGTTCAGACAGCTTCATGTTCTGGCTCCTGCGCACGTGCATGTGCTAGCCGCAGAGCGGCGACGGTCTCGAATGTGTCGCCCGATCCCATCAGAGTTACCGGGAGGTCGGGATGGTTTTGTTGGAAGCGCTTGATAGCGACGTCCACGTACTCGGGCGCGATTTCTACGGCGCGCATCTGGCGGTTTATTTTTTGCGCAGCGAGCAGGCCGGTGCCGGAGCCGCAAAACGGCTCAAAAATGATTTCGCCCTCGAAGGTGTAGGCTTCAAAGATGTGCTGCGGCAATGCCACCGGAAAAACCGCAGGGTGGTCAATGCCCTGACCGATCTTGCCTTTGTGCCGCATGATGCGAATCACTCCATCGGGAATTTTGGTTTCCTGGGTGACGGTGCCGACGTGGTTCCACGTTGTCTTGCTGCCATCCTTGTTGCGCATGCCGCCGGCACTGGTGCCGTCGCCGCGCAGATGGGTGTCGCGCCCGGCATAGATGCACGGCACGATCTTGTTGGGTCGGCGCACCTCCGCGCCCTGCCGGTTGAAGTGGAAGACGAATTCGAAGGCTGGAGCCAGCCGACCGCTCCAGTCGCCAGGCAATCCCGGTCCCTGATCCCATATGTACCAGCCGAAACGCCGCCATCCTTGATTGCGCATCCACGACAGCCATGCGTCCCAGTACGGAACGACTTCCTGTTCGCGGTGGATCAACCCGAGGTTGACCAGCACTTGGCCAGTTGTAGCCATTGGCAACTTAGCAAAGACACCGCGCATCAGCGCTTCCCAATCAATGATGGTGTTGGTGTAATCACGCTGAGTGCCATAAGGCGGCGAGGTGAAGCACAGGGCTGCGGTATCGCCTGACATCAGTTTGGCGACTACTGCAGCATTGGCAGCATCGCCGCAGATCAAGCGGTGAACACCGATCGCCCACACGTCCCCTGTGCGTGAAACCGGGTTGACCGGCGCATCTGGTACATCGTCCACGACATCGGATCCATCGGCTTGATCGGCGGTGTCGCCAACGGCTGCCGCATTTGAATGCTCTCCGCCAGGCTCGCCATCAAGGTTTTGCAGGGCTTCAATCTCGAGATCGTCCAGGCCGGTGAGTGCCAGATCAAAGCCAGCCTGCGTCAATTCGGCGACTTCCAGTGCCAGGATGTCTTCGTCCCAGCCAGCATCCAGGGCCAAGCGGTTGTCAGAGATCACATAGGCGCGCTTTTGCGTGGGCGAGAGGTGACAGAGTTCAATCACCGGCACCTCGGTCAACCCGAGTTTTCTGGCGGCGGCCAATCTGCCATGGCCCGCGATGATGCCGTTCTCGCCATCGACAAGAATCGGGTTTGTCCAGCCGTACTCGACGATGCTGGCCGCGATCTTGGCGATCTGCTCGGCGTTGTGCGTACGCGGATTTCTGGCATAAGGAATCAATGCCTCGACCTGGCGGTATTCGATGTTGAGTTTGATGGCTGGTGACATGGGTAGCTCGGACAACAAAAAACCCGCCGACGTATCAAACGCGCAGCGGGCTGTGAAATCAATTCGATCGGGTGGTCAGTGCAAACCTGGTAGGGTGCAAACCCATCCGGCTCACCAGGATCAGGTGCACATCACTGGTGAATTTTTTCTGTCTTCCCCAATGAGAATGCGTGGTGGCGCTGGCCAACGCCGTTGGCGATGAGGTGCAAACCTACGACGGTGCAAACCCCTGCAAACCTCGGTTTGCAGTCAGTCGCTAGAGCAATGCCGCGCTGTTGCCCCCTGCATACACTTTTGGCCAGGAAGGACCCCTTGCGTTTCCGCAGGAGCCCTCATCAGTGTGCTGTAGTCTGGCCTTGGAGGGCGGTGCTTCAGCTACTCGTAACTTGCGTGTGACCATAACTGAAATAGTAGCAAAAACTTCCGGATATGCTGCATGGTCGGGAGCGCTCCATTTTGGAACCTGTCCGAACCAGGCAGAACTCACCAGCAAGAGGCTGATAAAACTATCAACCTCTGTTATGGGCATTAAGTTTGTCCGTGACCAATGCAATCGCCCGTTGCCACCGTCGCCACGCCGTCGTCCGATCACAGGCAAAACGCCTGCCGATCTGTTGCCACTCGTACCGATTGGCACGCATCCAGACCAGATGCCGCTGCTCGACTTGCAACCACTGCACCCAAGCCATGGTCTCCAGCATGAGCTCCACGGCCTTCGGGCTGGGTGGCATGGGGCGGTAAAGTCGATCTGGATCCGGATAGCGCTCTGGCACCTGAAAGGCAAACATCGACCAAGCATTGAAGTAGCCCTGCACCCTTACCGGCGGTAGGCGGTGCGCTGTGGCGGCAGCATCACTGAATCGATCCGCAACATCGTCAATCGTCCATTCAGTCATGGCGAACTCCCCTGGCAGTTGCGCTGTACAGGCGCTCCCCCAGTCGTCGCACGAATTCGCGCTCTATAAAATCCAAGCGGTCATCGTTTTCGGCGACGACGAGGATGCGCTGCTCTTGCCAACCGCTTTGCTTGATGGCATCCAGATCGGCGGCCTGAGGCTGCAGGCGGCCAAGAGCGCAGCGGTATTGATGTGTGGGAACCTTCACGTTACACCTCCTGCGTCTCGATAGCCCAGTGCAACAGCGCCAGGGCATCCGCTTCGTTGTCGTCGCTTGGGCAATGGCCGCGAGATGTGGCGGCGGCCACCATGTCGTCCTTGCTTGCATTACCTTTGCCGGTCGCGTGCTTTTTGATCGTGCCGACCGGAACGCCCTGGTACGGGATGTTGTGATGCTCGCACCATGCGGTCAGGTGCCCCATGAAACCGCCGTAGGCGTGCGCGGCATCCACCCCAGCATGTCTTCGGACTTCCTCGAAATACACCGCGTTGATGTGATCGCAGGCATGCAGCAAATCGTTCAGCCAGCGCTTGAAGCGCAGGAAGCGCATGCCACCGCCTTCGAAACGTTGCGGCTTGAAATGCTCGGTACCGCTGGTGATGGTGCCATCCAGTTGGTGCAGTGCCCAACCAGTGTGCGTGCCCAGATCGAGGGCCAGGATTGTTGTGTTGGTCATTTTTATTTCCGTCATTTTTAATTGGTGACCGAATGTGTCCAACTTATCGTTACTCCCCATAACGTGATGCGCGCGCAGGCGCGAGGGAGTTACGAGAATTGGGTCATATTCGGTCACAACATTCATTCAATCGTCGCGATACGGCATGTAGCCGGGCGTCTCTTTGGGTTTGAGCGATAGGCCGGATAGGGCCTTGATACCCTTGGATAAGCGGATGCGTGCGAAACCCCGGTTGATGAGTTGCTGGGTCAGCCAGCGACTGGTGCCCACGTACTCGCCACGTCGCTCCGCCCGTTCGCGCCAGCGCAGATAGATGGCTGAAATTGCCTCACGGGCTACGGGTGACAGGGAGCAGTCCTCGTCCAGGAATTCACCAATGGCATCCTCCTCCTCGAAATACTCGTCAGTGGCATCGAGCACCTGCTGTGGCGGCTCAAGCCGACCGAGGCGTTGCCAGTCCATGCACCCCTGAACCGCCCAGGCCAAAATGCCGTCCCGTTCGGCCAGCAGCTTTTGCTGCAAGTGCTGGTCACGACGCTCAGGCGGAATCGTCACCGTGAACGGAATCAGGTGTAGCCGCCGCTTCATCGCCTCGTCGATATTGCGAATCGCCGGTTTGTGGTTGCCGGCCACAATCAGCTTGAACTGGGGCATGAACTCAAAGAAATCCTGGCGCATGAAGCGTGCAGAAATCTTGTCGCCCCCGGTCAGATTTTTGACCTTGGATTCGGCCCAACGCCGCCCCTGCTCGGTTTCAATGGCCGCGACGAAACGCGCCCCGCGCAACCCTGCCATGTCGGTCGGATGCCGATCCGTGCGAGTTTCCATGAAGGTGTCCATTGGCGCGTTTGTCGCGTAGTCGCCCAGAATGGTTGCCAGCGTATTTACAAACACCGACTTGCCATTGGCGCCCGTCCCATACAGAAAAAACAGCGCATGCTCACGGGTCGATCCGGTCAGTGCGTATCCCGCCATGCGGGCCAGGTAGGCTTGCAACGCCTGATCTCCGCCGGTCACCTCATTGAGAAATTTCCGCCAGATGGGGCAGTCCCCACGCGGTGTGGCGGTGCTGATCTTGGTCATACGATCCTCCCGGTCATGGGGACGGATGCGCCCCGAGGTCAGGTCAATCACCCCGCCAGGCGTATTGAGCAACCACGGGTCGGCATCCCACTCTTCGGCGGTGGCCGCGTGACGGCGATCCGAACGTGCCAGGCGTTCCAGTCCTGCGACCGTGCCACTGCTGGCGAGTTTCGCGGCGGTACGGTGCGAATCTGCCTTGAGCGACGCCTCGCGACATATCTGGCGCATCAAATGCGGTGCCGCCAGGGTTTCCTCGGTCTGCCAGCGCTTGCCGGTCCAGAACACCCATTTGCCCCACAACGCCACATAGCGCCAGTCATTGGCATACCGACCGGAAAAAGTCAGCGCCAGTGCATCCTCGGTGGCCCAAACCGCTTGTTCGGTCGGGTCATCCGCGTCCGCACACTGCGTTTGCTTTGATGCGGTGTGGAAGGCAATCCGCTCGCCCGAGGCAAGGAAGGCCCCGACATCGAAGCCTTCGGCCAGCGCATCGGCGGCATCCCACCCATCGGGGAGACCCTCGGGCGAAGAGGCTGTCGGATTGGCCGGCGGCATCAACACACAGCAAGATGCGGCGCCCGCCGCCATGATGGCTTCGGCGGCGTTCATGGCGTAATCCCAGCCTGCCTTGTCACGGTCGGGCCAAACCAGCACCGCCTTTCCTGACAGGGGTGACCAGTCTGTTTTGTCGATAGGTGCATTGGCCCCATGCATCGCAGTAGTCGCACAAATCCCGGCATCGATGAGAGCCTGCGCGCATTTTTCTCCCTCGACGAGAATGACCTGATCGGCACGGGCGATGCCCGGCTGGTGGTAGAGCGGCCTCGAGTCGGGTGGTGACAACTTGCGCCGTTTGGCATCCCAGGGGCGGAACTCTTTCTTGCCCGGCTCTGGGTCGTAGCGGTAGACGCAGGCAATCAAACTGCCGTCTGCCGCCAGGTAGTCCCACTTCGCCGTCGCCGGGCCGAGCTCGTCGAGCAGCGCGGGCTGCTTACGCTTTTTGGAGGGAATCGCAGGCGCTCGCCCCAACAAATCACGGGCAAAGGCCAGCACCGTCGCAAAATCGTGCTGGGCATCGATTCCGCGATGGGCTGCGATCAAATCGAAGATGTCGCCACCATCGCCTGTGGCACGGTCAATCCAGAGTCCAGCGCGCTCGCCATCCAACTGAATTTCCAGACTGCGGCCGGGGCTGCCCAACACGTCGCCCACGAAAAACTTGCCGTTAGCGATCTTGCCAGCTGGGAACATGGCGAACAGCACGCGGTCCAGCCCGGCCAGCAACGCCTGGCGAATCTCGTCGCGATCAGACCCATCCTGTTTTTGCAAGGGAGGCGTGCCCTGATCATTGAAATCAAGCATGGCCACCTCCGGCTTTTGTGTTCGGGGTACTGTCGGCGGGAAGGTATCCCGTCTTTAACGCTATTTCGCGCATGAAATCCGGCGATAAACCGACACGATCGCACCAGACATCCAGATGACCATCGTGGAAGAATCGCCTCGCCTCTACTCTCAGATGGGGCGAGGCGGCGCACAAATCGATGAAGGCTTGCTTAATCACCGCCACGCACAGACGCGATTCCGCACTGACGTGGTCAACATGGCGTAGCAGTAGGCGCTCCAGCAGCGAAGCACCGATAAGGGGTTTTTGGCGTTTGCTTGCCAACAGCACAGCGCTGCTGATGTCGAGTTGGGGGTGGGTGTGTAGACGGTCGTTCATGCTGACACCTCCATCTGCCCCATCGCGTTTGTTTGCCAGCAGCGCACCGCCCAGGCGCAGTACTTGCACTCGTAGTAGCTGGCGCAAGTGCTGATGCGCGGCAGCAATTCACCCGCCTCCGTGGCCTGAATAATTTTCACTGCCCGGTCGGACATGCGCTGCGCCAGCGCCGCATCAAATGGCACCAGTTCAAGCCACAGCTCCTGCGTATCCTTGTTGATGGCGGTGAATAGTGCCGGCTGGGCTGCGATGCCAGGAATCGAGGTTTCCAAGTACGCCTGATAAACAGCCATCTGGGCCGCATAGACGGGCTTGGTTACGGCCACGCCTTTTTTAGCCGTGTCCCTCCAGTTCTTGTCGTTCATGGTTTTGCATTCCCAGAGCATCGGAAAGGCGAGATCGAGTTCAACCGGCGCACCGGCGACGATGCCATCCACATGGCCCTGAATACGACCGTCAGCGACCGAGAAGCCAAACTGACCGCCATCATGCTTGCGGGTGTAGAGATCGAAACCGGCCAGTCTCAACCAGCGGATAGCCAGGTCTTCCATGACATGGCCCACTTCAAATATTCGCAGGGTTCGGCCAGAAAAATCAGCGCCATCGTCTGCCGGTGTATCGGCATATTCGTATTGCAAAGCACGCTCGCAAGAAACGCCCAGACGAGATGCGCCGAGATAGCGCCGCTTCTCCTGTTGTCCACGTTCAGCCTGTAAGGCGGCATCCACCAGCGCAGTAACGCGCTCATGGAATTTGGGTTGGTGATTAAGATCGATCATCGAGAAGGAGTCCTGTTGTTATGGGCAGAGGACGACACGCTGGTCCGCCTCGCCGCTTGCTGTTCAAAATAGGCGCGCTCCCGGCTGGCCTCACGCTCGTGCTCGGCCAGCATGTGGGCCTGATAGGCGTCGATGACGACCTCGATCAAGCGCAGTACATCCTGTTTGCGGTAGTCCGCCAGAGGACGGTCCATGCCGATGCTGGCTACGCACTCGCCGAGCGGGATCAAGGCTGATTGCATCGCGGCGATTTCCATTTCGGAGGGATCAATCACGGCATCCTCCTGAAAGCTCGTCAGCCGTTCCATGAGCTTGGAAAATGCGTTCTGACAACGCATAGAACAAAACACCCAGCGATCCGAGTAGCGGCGTGGATCGCTGCGCTTGAATCGCGTGTTGAACCAGCCGAAACCCTTGGCTTGTCGGGCACAGACCACGCATTTCACGCAGCCTCCCGCGTCGGCGCCATCTGCGCGTCATTAGCGGCCTGCACCAATCGTTTGATGGCTTGCTTGTTGAACTGGAACGTGAGCAGTGCCGATGCCTGATAGCGGGTCAGTCCAAAATCAGCGCGAATGGCCGGCGGTAGATAACGCAACTGACCCTGGGTAGGCGATTCATTGAGCCAGCGCCGGGTTTTGTGGGCTGCATCGTCGCTTTCCTGGTCGTTCAGCCAGTCGTTTGCCTGCGCCAGGCACACGGTGCGTTCGCCCACGCCCAGCAGATGGGTCGTCGAATTCTCAGCGCCACCCACGGCGTACCACCGACCGTTCAGAAAAAACACCCCGGCCCAAGCCTTAAAGCCGGTCGCCAGCAGCGCACAGTCGTCACCGAACAGATCGCACCACGCAAAATTCGACCGTTTCAGCAGATCGATTTCCGTCATCACGAAATCTGAAATCTGAATCGCGTCGCCGCCAGAAGTAGCCTCAAAAACATGGCCGCACAACGGGCAGTCACGGCAAGCACGCGGCACTTCTGCCTCGCAGTCCGGACAGACCTTGGTCGGGGCTTCACCGTCACCGGTAAAACCATCCAGGTCGACTTCCTGCTCAAGGCTGCCGTGTTTCAAGGAGGCCGTACCGAAATCGAGCACGATGCAATCGGTCTTGATCACACCGGGGTACTCGGCAGGATCGACAACGCGCAGGCCGCGCCCGACCATCTGAATCAGCGTCGATTTATAGGAGCTGGGGCGCAGCAGGACGATGCACGAGGTTGGGGTGTAGTCGTAGCCCTCGGTCAGCACGGCCACATTGACGATGACGACGATGTCGCCCGACTCAAACGCCGCCAGGGTCGCGTGCCGGGAGGTCACCGACATCTCACCATACACGGTGGCGGCATGGACACCTGCCGCGAGAAAAGCCTCGCACACCGATTGGGCGTGCGCCACGGTGGCAGCGAAAACGATGGTCTTGCGCCCCGCAGCTCTCTCTTTCCAGTGACTGACCACCGCCTCGTTGACGGGTGAGGTGTTCATGATCGAGGCCACCGCCGCCATGTCGTAGTCCTCGGCCAGCTTCTTCACGCCATCAAGCGCCTCGCGAGTGCCGACATCGACGACAAAGGTGCGCGGCGCGACCAGATGGCCGGAACGAATCAGTTCGCCCAGACGGATTTGGTCGGCCACGTTGGAGAAAACTTCGCGCAGTCCCTTGCCATCGCCCCGATTGGGCGTGGCCGTCACGCCATAAATCAGTGCGCTCGGATTTCGGGCAAGAACGGTATCGATGACCTGCCGGTAGGTTGGCGCAGCGCAGTGATGCGCTTCGTCCACCACCAAGAGGTCGAGGGCCGGGATTTGTTCCAAGTTGCGGGCAAGCGTCTGCACCATGGCAAAGGTGGCTTGTCCTGCCCAAGACTTTTCACGTGCATCGAACACCGAGGTGCTGATGCCGGGATTGACCCTGGCAAACTTGCTGTGGTTTTGAATGATGAGTTCGTCTCGATGCGCCAGCACACAGGCCTTGGCATCCGGGTGGGCAAGAAACTCTCCGGCCGTGCCGGACAGGCAGATCGTCTTGCCAGCACCGGTCGGGGCGACCCCCAGCGTGTTGCCGTGGGATTTGAGTGCGCTGACACATCGGCTGACAAACTCGCGTTGGCGGGGTCGCAAAATCATGGCCGGGCCTCCTTCACGATGCCCAAGCTGGACGAGTAGAAACAGGTGGCGCAGAATTGGCAGCCCTTGCTACGGTTAATGGTGCTGCGCCGCCAGACCCACCGTTCGATCCGCCACCCGAGCTGCCGCGTGGCACGTTGCCCATCAGCGCTGAATAGTCCTTGTGCTCGGGCTGAATAGCCGCCTTGATGACATTTTTGTCATCGCCGTTCTGGTCTTTTTCAACATCAATACGGGCAACGAACTCGATACTGTCGAGATCGACAAAGCCCTTGATGCGGCGAGCGCTCTGCGCTTCTTGCGAATTGTCCGCAGGATGAATACCCCGTGCGGAGTTCAAAATGGCGCGCAGGAAACTACGCCCGATGTTCGACCACTCTGGCCCCTTCGGGCTGGATAGCCCGATCAGGCCAAATACCACGCGCTTGGCGAACGGCCCTTCCAAAAGGGTGAACTTGGCGTTGAGGTAGATCGCCCCCGTCTTCTCCGAACGGGTAGCGTACCCTCCTGCCCAGCCTTGGCTGAGGTCGTCGTAGCCTCCCGGACGGATGACCATGATGACCTTGGCCAGTGTCTTGGGCGGAATCAGTGCATATTCGCGCTGGTCTTCGGCATCGTTCAGATCCGTCCAAGCGGTGTTGTTGGAAAAATTGTTCATGAAGATTCTCCTGTGTGTATTGATGCGCGGGGCGCGGTGATTTTGGAAATAAGGCGACCGAGATGCGGCTCTTCGACGATGTCTAGCCGACCCGAACGATCTTTAGCGGGGTAACCCCAGGGGTTGATGTGCTGGCAGACGAAGGCGCGGTAGGGCGTGCCGTCCTCCGTCTTCAAGACGACCATCGAGATGACCTGATCGACGATGCCGGGCAGCTCCAGGGATGCCTTGGAACCCTCAATCTGAGGAGCGAACAACTTCCGTCCGAAGTCATCCGCTTTTTCGTCCAGGATGCCGACCAACCAGATGTCCTTGTCGCGAACGTGCTGGAGTTGGGTCAGCCAGCCAATCAGTTCGCTGGCATGCAGACCATAAGCACCCCGGGTGTCGGGTTTGCCGGTTTTTTCCGAGAAGGCCTGTGGTTGGCCTTTGGCCCATTGCAGACACAGGCGACCGGCCACTGTGATCGAGTCCACAAAGATCAGCGTGTATTTACCGAGCATGACGGGGTCGCCAAACTGCGTGCAAACCTGGTCGAAGTGCGCTTGGCTGTAGGCTTGATCATCGCGCAGAGCCGGATTGGGACCGCCGATGTAGCAGGCCAGATCGCGGCACTCCTGCCAGGTACGCGGACGCACGCTGTCGCCCGGCCAGTCGAGCACGGCCAGGTCACCGGCCTCGAGATCGATGAACAAGGTGCGGGCTGCATCGGCGGTTTTGAGCAAGGAGGTCTTTCCAACACCCGAAGGCCCGAGAATCACGCCCTTGGAGCCACGTACTTCAGCGAGCCGCTGTTCGGCGGAAATGAAGGGAAAGCCCATATCAGACCTCCCCGCCGAAGATGTCGGAAATCTTGTCCGTGCCGAGCGCGCCCCGCGACCGGACAAGGTCGTGCAAACGGCGCAACGAATGCAACTGGCAAACGATTTCTGACGATTTGATTTCCAGCCCCTGGATGGCGAAGGCGAGATCGTCGACCGAGGCAGAAGCCAGCCCCAGGCCATCGATGTCGGGTTGGCCGCCATGTCCGGGGACACGAAGGGTGGCCGGCAGGTCGGAGAGCGACAGGGTTTTCTTGCGCAGAGCGTCTATGAGGTTTTTAAGCATGGTGGTTACTCCGAAAGTAAAGCGAGACGGAAGCTGGGCTTACCCACCTTGACGGTCCGCGCGGGAATGAACTGGCTGCGCAGGGATGAGGCCCACGCGTTGAACTTGGTCTCGCTGACCCGGTATGCGCACTCGACGTACTCGTCGGGGTTGTCGCCAGCAGCAGCAATGCGGGCAACGATGTCGACCAGCTGCACCTGATCCCACTCGACCTTTTTGGGAAGGTCGGCGGTGATACGCACTACCCCGTCATCGAAATGCACGACGCCGCTATCCTTGCCTTGCACCAGACGTAGCTGTTTCGCCTGCTCGGCGTACTTCAGACTCAGGGCGTAATCGATGTGCTCTACTTCGTCCTTGGCGGTACGAAGTTGATCAGCGGCGCGGTTTTTGAGATGGAACAGCGCAGCGGCATCAAGCTCAGCCAGCGCAGATGCGGGCATCGCCGTGACTTGCT